ACTTGAGTATGTAATACAGAGTTACGACACGGCATTCAGTCGCAAGGAGACCTCGGATTACAGTGCAATAACGACGTGGGGTGTGTTTTATCCACAGCAGGAGGGTCCTGCAAATTTGATACTTCTGGATTCGAAGAAGGGGCGCTGGGATTTTCCGGAGCTAAAGACGCAGGCTCTGGAACAGTACAATTTCTGGGAGCCTGAGACGGTCATTGTAGAGGCGAAGGCTTCTGGGATGCCGCTGACGCAGGAGCTTAGGCAACTTGGCATACCTGTTGTAAACTTTACACCAAGTAAAGGAAACGATAAGCTTACGAGGGTCCATTCTGTTTCTCCGCTATTTGAGAGCGGAATGATCTGGGCCCCGGACGAACGTTGGGCGGACGAGGTCATCGACGAGTGCGCGGCATTTCCGAATGGCGACCACGATGACCTTGTAGACAGCACCACGCAAGCTCTGATGCGGTACCGTCAGGGCAATTTTGTACAGTTACCGAGCGACGATTGGGTAGACAGTGAGCCGTCTACCTACATACGGAGTTACTATGGCTGACGAACCCGCAGGTCCTGTTGCAGAACAATACACGACGTGCCCTGTTTGCGGGTGCGACAAACCCAAGGCGTGGGTAGAGGGCCGTTATCAGTGCGTGGATTGCACCTGCACCTCGAACGACGCCTGCTGGGGAGCCCTTGAGGATGGCTGATTTTACCGAGGGTCCGCCTGTAGAAAATGAACCACGGCCCTCCAGCATAACCAATCCCGGGTTTAAATTTGATCCAAGCGCGGCACTTGTAAGAGATGCGGATAGCCCTGATACCATTAGAGCCCTTGTTTCAGATGACAATAATTTCGCTTTTGAAACTTTACGAGAATTAAAAGCGAATGAAACTTCCGCAGAAGCCACAACCCAGGCTGAATTGGTATCGGTACGTAAGCAAATTTATGAGGCCACTCAACAAGCGTTGTCCGGAAGCCCTGACGTAATCACGGTGTATCGGACAGGTCCGTTACGCGGCGGCGAACCCTTATCCTTTACGTTGGACCCAAATTTCTCTAGCGACCTTAATTTGCCCTGGGCCAAGAGGTTAGAGGACCCGTCCTTACGAGCTTATACAGTTAACAAAGCCGATGTTCTAGCCGCGCCAAACGCTGTCTTACGTTCGGGAAAAGGTACGGGTAACGAGCAGGAATTAATCATTGCAGGAGACAAGGTCCGTTCAGACCAGTCTAATTTACCCGCTGCAATTGGCGCAGCCGCCGAAGCTTCCCGGCTTGCATTGCCTCCGGACGACGAAACACGGCCCAAGGGCAAAGGCCAGATGTTCCGTGGTATCGGAAGTTTGATGCGCGGCAGGATACTTCCCCTCGTTCGTGCCGCGCAGATGGGTTATGAGCTTCTTCCAGAAGACAAGCAGGTTGCGGGCAAGGTTCTGGATTATTTGCAAAACACTCCGACTCACGAATTTTTTGGCATGGACAAACCGGGCATTGAGTACTTCAAGGATTTGCTGGGTATCTCCAAACCGGGATCTGAAGGGGGGATCATAACCTTACCGGAAAGTCTATATCAGGACCTTTATCACGGGACCCCGAATGTGTGGGACCCCGAATGGGTGGACGACGTGTACTACCCAGAAGGTCGCCCCCGCAGTGACTCTGAGGTCCGTCTCACCGGAGAGGGGTTCGCGGCGATTACGGGAGGGTTTTATGCGGGTGAGGCAAGCGGCACGGGTTATAGTTATGCCGATATATTGGCCCGGGAACACGGCACCGTTCCAAACGTTTACAAGGGAGAGATACGAAAAGACATACTGAACAATCAGTTCATTGACTACAATCTTCCTGTAAACGAGCAGCCTCTTAAAGTACAGGAAGTTTTTAAAGATTTGGGGTACGAAACGAAAACTCCCGGGAAACTTGCTGGAGCCGACATCCTATTTCGTATGAGGAGGGAACTGGGAGAGGATGTTGTTGAGGATGAACTTCGCAAAAGGGGCATTGTCGGAGTTCGGTTCCTTGACCAGTTAAGTAGAAACGACCAAAACTTGTATCAAGGAAAGAGTCTTGTCAAAAAAGACGGGAAAGCCCTTTCCTTGAATCAGGACTGGGAACGGGACGGTAGAAACGTTCTTAAATATTTGGTTGATAACAAGATGGACGTAGCTGAATTTGTCCGCGAACAGAGACAAGTCTACCGCGACAAGGGCAAGATATCGCGTTTTCTAGGTAACGCAAAACAATGGGAAAAATTTCTTGATATACTGGAGGGAACTACAGTCAAAAAGACGCCCTTGACTCGCAACATGGTTATCTGGGATCAGACCTTATTAAATCAGATTGGAAAGACGATTAAGAAAGAATTAGCTCACGGAGGTTTTGTAGTTAAGCCCTTGTATGACTCATGATTCGTGTAAAGTGTGTGATATGAAACTTTTAACCTTCCTTGTTTTGTTTTTCGTGGCCGTATCTTCGGCTTCCGCGCAGAACATATGTGCAAAACGGGAGGAGGTTGTTCAGAGGCTGTGGGAGAGGTGGCAGGAAACCTTAACAGCTAACGGATTGGCGAACGACAACAGGCTTATTGAGGTGTTTGTATCGAAAAAGGGGTCGTGGACCGTCATCATTAGCGACCCTAGTGGACGTTCCTGTGTCGCGTCTGCTGGACAAGGCTGGACTTTACATGAACCAAAAAACCCTGCTAAAGACATGCGATGGCTTCAAAACCCTTAGATAGAGCCATACTGCAAGAGAGCCTGGACGCCGTTGCACGTCACGATACTGTAGCCGCAGCCGCCCGTGTTCTAAACATTGCAGAGAGCACTCTTCGGTCCCGACTGACGCAGGCCCGCAAGCAATCTCTTGTTCCGGGCCAAAACAGCGCGGCTCCGGTTATTCCGGATTTTGGCGAAGAAGACATACCTATTGAGAACATTATCAAGCACATGTCGGAGCGGTTCAAGAAACAACACGCTCATTACAAGGCACGCGAGTGGTTTGATATAGACATGCCTGACAACAAGCCCATGGCGTTATGCTTAATGGGGGACCCTCATGTAGACGATAACGGGTGTAATTGGCCCTTGTTGCGTGAAGATTGTGACATAATGGCAACGACTCCCGGAATGTATTGTGTACAGATGGGCGATGCGTCGAATGCGTGGGCTGGAAGGCTTATGCGGTTGTGGGCCGATCAGGACAGCAGCCGGAACACGGCTTATCGGCTTGTTGAGTGGCTCATGGTTGAGAGCGGCGTGAAGTATCTTTTATGTTTGCTGGGCAATCACGACACTATGAGTGCGGAACATGCTTATGCTATAAAACAGATGTTAAAGAATACGGTACATGTGTTCGACTGGCAGGCAAAATTCAATATTGCTTTTCCTAACGGCAAGAAGTGTCCAACGTGGTTGGCACACAGCATGAAGGGAACCAGTATATACAACATTTTGCACGGCCCCATGCGTGCAAGCAAGTTCGCCTCATTGCCTATACGGGTTCTTGCACAAGGCCATCATCACGAATGGGGCTATTTTGTAACGGAAGATGTGGATACAAAACTGTCCACGCATTTGATAAAGACCCGGGGTTATAAGTACGTGGACGATTATGCGAACAGGCATCAATTTGGAAGTCAGGATGACGGGGCTACCATGTCTGTTGTGATTGATCCGCGTGTCGAGGAGAGTCACCCGGGGTTTATACGTGTGTTTGAGGACCTTAGATTAGCCCGGGATTATTTAACTTACCTACGGACCACCTAGCCATGTCTGATTTAAAAGAAAGTACTGTTACCGAACATCTTTTAAAGTTGAGTCGGCAGAGGGGGTCTACCGGCGAGCCTTATCAACAGAACGTTCCGCGTTTAAAACTTCCTTTTGTTCCTTATGATATTGTCCCAGAGGATTCGCCTAATGCCTTTGACGAAAAAGGGCGTCTTAAAGTTTTTGGGGCAGCGGCAACCCCGTCACATTCAAGAAACATTTTGCCCACGTTTATTTTCCGGTCTTTGGCACCCGAGGTGGGTGCGGCACCGGATACGGTGCAAGCGGAAACGAGTTTTAGAGGGGATAGGGCAGCGTTAAACGTAGGCGGGGAGCGCAGCATAAGGGGCACTCCGTACGACATGAATTACATAAAGGCCCGTGTTGGTCCTCTGTCTCTTTTTGGAACAAGGGGCACTGGGCCGGAACAAAAAACAAGCCGGTTTGGTGGTTCTGCAAACGTGGGTCCCGTAACTTTGTACGCTGAAAAAGAAAAGACCGCCCAGACGGTCATTCCGGAACAGGACCGCAGGTTTTTCACCAACCCGGACGTAAACGTAACCCAGCGGGGGTACGGGGTCCGTGGTTCAGTGCCCATGGGCCGGGGTACGTTGTCCGCTGATCTTTCCCGTCGGTCATTGCGTGTCAAAGAACCCCAGTTTTTCCGTGATCCAAGGCGCCCTGAGCGACGGAATCCCGACGTGACGGAGTTGCGAGGCGAGTATGAGGGCAAGTTCGGACCCGGAATACTTGGTCTCAGGGGTCTTTATAGGAATTTTAGTGGTAAGGGCACGGGCAACGAGTTCGAGGTCTTTTACAACGCAGACTATCCGATTGGTTTTGGTGGACGGTTAACGGCCCAAGGAACATACGCAAACCCATACGGTGCTCCGAGCGAAGCGCAGGGGACACTGCGGTATACGCTGCCTTTAGGAGGTCCCCGCTAATGCCTTTGACAAAGAAGGGCGCAAAGATAAAGCGCAAGATGACGAATAGGTATGGTAAAGGTAAGGGTAATCAAGTCTTTTACGCCAGTATAAATGCAGGTAAGGTAAAAGGCGCGGAGAAGAACAGCAAAGGTGGACGACGAAATGCCTAACGTAATGGGACGCGAATTTCCGTACACGCCGGAAGGCATGGCGGCGGCTGAACAATATAAGCAATCCATGGGTATGCGCGACGGCGACCCTGTAGAGTCTGTAGGATTGGGCTCCACTACTCCGGTAGGGGGATCAGAATCTATTTCTAAAGCAATAGACACGGTATCAGCCCTTGTTCAGGAATTTACCGCACAAGGTGTTCCGGAACCGGTTAAGTCCGCCGTCAATACCGCTATTGGAACGCTTGGAATGTCTGTTGATCTGGTAAACAGTGCTTTGAGTGCTATAGGAGTACCTGTTTCGGGTAATCCGATTGGTGGATCTCAGAACCTTATCGAAACATTTGGAATGCGCGACGGCGGCATGTTGGGATTTCGCCCTATTGGCATGGCCCGAGGCGGTGTGGCACACCCCGGTGGTGCCCCAGGCGGCCCGGGATTTATGGGCGCAAGTTCTCCGCTAATGCAGCTTGTCCGCAACCACTTCGGGGGCGGGGCGCAGGCACAAGCGCAGGCACCGGCACAAGCCTTGGTTGCCGGGAACGCTTCCGTGGATTCCGGGGCGCTTGACAGTTTCCGCAGGGCGTTTGGTCGCGAGCCCCGAGACACTGACGAGCTTCGGCAGTACATGGTATCCAGAGGCGGTGTGGTTACCCCGATGCGCGACGGCGGCATGTTGGGATTTCGCCCTCTTCAGATGCAGGAGGGGGGGAGTCCAGAACTTGAGCTAGTCAAGCAAATGTTAGACCTTGAACGTTCCGCTACTACAGAAGAGGTAGCAGCCTTTGTGCGAGCT